TCTTCATCTTCAATCCAAGCGATTGAGCAATCGCCAAGGCTAGCCATATTGGTTGGGTAGCCGTAGTTAAAATCTGTAAGAGCAACGATTGGGCTAAAACGAGGATGGAATCTAATGGAACCATCTGTGCTGACTCGCGAACGCTGTTGTTCGGTTTCCAAAGTGGCGCCAAGAACCTGATTGCAATAGGTATCTGCCCATGAGGAAGCGCGAGCAATAACATTCCGAAGTTCGGTATCTTGCGCCTCAGGGTCTTGTGAATTAAAAACAAGATTGTCTAAGTCAATGGCGGTAGGTGCATTTTTATACTCTTCTAGAGTCAGGTAAGGAATCGTCAATAACTGTGTTGTGTAGCCGTATCCGTTAGCCATTTATCTCTCCGCACTTAGAACATTTCTTAAAGAAGGAACCAAAACCGCAATTTTTGCAGGGAAATCCTGATGCGTTAGTTACTCCCGAGGCGCTTGCCTCTCCTAAGCCTTCCTTCTTTAGTTGCCGTAGCAACTTTGGATTATTGACTTCGAACAAGCCATCTTTGCCTGCTTTTAGTACGCGTTCGCCGTGGCGTGTTGTGACTGACAACTCGCGCATACCTTTCGGTCCAATAACCTTTGCCATCCAAGTCCTCCTGTTAAGTTGGGTGAGCCTTTTACCGACTTGCTCAGGTCGTGCCCGATTAGGCTGAGGCAATTCCTGATACGACACCGTTCCATGCTGGCGCGTAGCACATAAATGTGCCGCGGAAGTAGGTAGAGAAGTCGTATGAGAACTGGTTGACAGGCCACTGGATGCCCATGTAGTCCTGAACCATCACATTCGCCCAAACATCTGAAACCTCAGTGTCTGGAATTGGAAGTGTGTAGGAAAGGACAGGAGCAACGCCCTGTGGGAGCCAAGGGTGAACTGTAAGGTCCACCATCTTGCCTGTGATTTCGTTGTTAAGTGCACCGATTACAGCGCCGCCGACATAATCGCCAGTCTCTGTCTGTGCAAGTGTCAAACGATAGTTGGCTGTTGAGCCGTTCTTGATTGTGTCAGACAACTGCTTACGGTCTGAACCGTTAAGGAGAATCTCGTCTGGGTCAGCCTTTACTGCTTCGTAGAGTTGACCAAAGACCTGCTGGAATTCCTTGCCTGGGTTTGATGTTGAGAATGTTCCGTTGATGTTGTTGATTGAACCTGAGATTGATGGGTTCAAAACAGTAGGAAGGATTCCGTCATAACCAGTTGAGTATGCAGATGTATCTGCTGTAACTGTTGATGCAAGGTAACCTGTTGATGAAAGCGCAACATTGTTTCCAAGTGTTGTGCCTGTAGCAGCGTTAATGTATCCAGTCGCACCTGTGATTGTTCCGCAGAACTTAGCGTTTGCTGCGCCTGTTGTTGTACCAACAAACACATTGTAGCCAAGAGCGCCTGTTACAGCAGTAACATTAATCTGAAGAATCTGCGATGTTGTCGCCTGTGAAACTACAGATGAAAGAACTGACTGACCAAATGCGCCAGCGTTAGATGTGAGGTAGACATAGTATGTTGCGTTTGGAAGTGCAACCTGTGAACCTGATGCTGATGCTGCTGTGAGGGTAAATGTAGGTGCTGAAAGTGCGCCTGAGTATCCTGATGCAGTTCCGCGTGCCATAAGCATCATACGCTCTTCCATCAACATTGTTGCGTAGAGAGTAGATGTAGATGACAACTGACGAAGGTCCTGATAACCCATACCTGAGAAGTTAGCATCGAAAGATACTTGGTCAGATAGTGAGTATGAGTTGTACGGAAGAACTAGGTCATCCGCTGTGTACGAAATCTGTGGTCCACGCTCGTAAAGAAGTGGAGTTCCAGCACCCGGAGCGAAGTCGTTCTGAGTGGTCTGGGTAATTCCCGGCCAGATGTTTCCCTGTCCGCCAGTTCCTGTACCTGTGTAACCTGTGATGCGCTTGATGCGGTGTGACATACCGACACCCTTCTTGCGCACAATCTTGTTACGAAGTGGTGTTGGGCGTGGTGTGAGCAACTTTGCAGGTGCTTCGAGGTCGAAGGCTGCGAAAGATGATGACAATGGAGATGTTGTTGTGATTTCCTTAACCAAGTCAGCACCGATGCCACGCTGTGCGGCAAGTGCTGTGTTAAGTGCTGAAACTGCATCTGGTGAAAGTGACTTGTTTGCTACAAGTGCTTCCATCTGAGCAGCAGGGTCGGCTTGTGGAGCCATGCCCGGAACTGATGAAGCATTAGCGAATGACTTGTTGAGTTCGCCTGTGAAGGCGTCCATCATCTTTGCCGCTTCGACTGGTGCTACATCACCGAACAGGTCTTTAGCCTTAGGCGCTGATAGTGCCATGTGGTTTTTATCCTTTTCGTTAAGTGTGTTAGTTGTCTTCGTCCAAGTGTCCAGCCTTCTTCAACTCTGCGTTGCGAAGGTCGGCATATCCCTTGAATAGAAGTGGGTCGGTTGTCGCATCCATCTTGGCTTTGTAAATCGCAGCCTTGACAAGTGCGCTGTTCTGAGATTGGTCAGACATTTTTGTTGCGGTGCGCTTTGGGCCACCAGCAACTGCCTTATTTAGTGCGTTGCTAAGTTCAGTTTCAAGTTCTACAGCCTTTGTTACTGCCGCCTCTTTATCGGCTCGCAACGCGACCATCTCTGCTTCGACTGACTTCATAGCACTCTTAACGGCTTTCTCTACTACCTCATCGATAGTAGGTACTTCCTCCGCAGGAGTTTCCTCTGTTGGAGCCTCTACAACTTCCTCAGTTGCAGAATCCTCTGTTGTTTCCTCTGCATCAGCAGATTTCTTTTCCTCGATATTAACCATATCGTTGCGCTCCATTGTGTCAGGCGCTTGGTCGGATTCGAGTTCTTCTGTTGTGTCTGGGACTTTAGGTGCTTTGTCGCTCATGCACTCCATGCACTTGCCGCACTTTCCATCTTCGCAGTTAGGCATATCAGCCTTAACTTCTTCCTCGACAATATCCATTACTTCTCCTTCGTGTTCTTCGCCTTCGTACCAGTCCATAAGGGCGTTGACTGCATTAGCGAGAGTTGCCAATGAATAGCGCTCGTCATGCCCTTCTTTCATTTCCATAGCCTCTGATGCGATAAGTTCCGCTAGAGCGCGGCGTGCATTATCGAACAAAGTCTTGTCGAATTTGGCGACATCAATGGTGGTCAAAGACTTAGCCAATTCCTCGATTTGCTTGATTTGTTCCATCTTTGACCCTTTCGTGGTCTCGGTTTCTGATACGGCGTCAAGGATTTCCTCGACCTGCACCAAACTTGTCTCGCCTTCGATTGCTTTTGCCAAAATTAACTTTGCTGACGGATTAGCAGGTCGGTCTACAAGACTAACTTCCACAATCTGCCCGTCAATGATACGCCCGTTTGCCGCCTTGGAGTCCTGAATGACGCGTGGTGACTTAATTCCAATGCTGAACCCTTGATACACGCCAGTTTCCACCTTCTTGGCGGCTAGCGGGTCTACAACTAGGACATTAATGTAGTGACCATCGCCTTTTGCCTCGTACTCCTTGGCAATACCAGCCGCAGACGGACCATGCATCTCACGGATGTTGCCGCCTGACTTGAACCAGCGAGGCATAGCGGTATCGAGCCACTTTGGGTCGCAGATTTGTGAGTCAAGGTCAAGAGTGTCATCCGTAGCCTTACCGTAGACAGTAAGTGTTCCGTCATCGTTCTTGTCGTACTTAACAATCTGGGCGTAGCCAGTCGTAAAGTCCATCGCCATTGCTTTCTCCTTGCTTGCTTCTGGCTCATGGATATAGAGAGCCGCTAGTTGTTTCTTTGCGTGTTCTTTGGTTTTGTGGCATCCCATTACGGAGCCATCCGAGTCTTTAATGACTGGGAATCCTGAGCATCCATGCGAGCCTTTGGCTCCGATGTGATACGGCATTACTTTGGTTCTTCCTTTTTAGGCTTTTCGGGCGCCTTACTGATGAGCACAAAAGCATTAGGTTCGGTTGTTACAAATCTATCTTCAGCCATTTTTTACCCTCACTCTAAGTATATTGTTAATTGTATCGTTACTTACAACCTCGAATTGAGTGTCGCGAGGCAATAGCCATTCCGCTTCGATTGCCGCGGAATTAGATTTAAGCCCGTCCAGCATCAGACCTTTTGTGCCAGCAGGATTTTCCACTTCAATTAGGTACTTATTTTCCTTTACTGATGCAACCCAGTCTTTGGAAAAGTCCTTAAACATGCTGGTGGACATAAAGCCTTTATCGGCAAAAACATCACCTTTGCCCAACGAACCTAAAAACTTGGATAAAACATCCCCGTCAACTCCACGGAAAGTCATTATTGGGCTAGGCAAACCAGGAGCAACTTTCATAACCTTATCCAACGACTTAATATATTCAGGTACTTTTTCCTTGGCTTCGCGACCTAAAGGCTGTTTGCCTTCGCGTAGTAGGCGGTTTATGTCTGCATAATCGATTAGTTTATATTTACGAACCGCCGTGCCTTCTGCCGTAAGTGATTCCTGAATCCAAGTTCCGTTTTCGTTACGCTGAATTCCAAGCATCTCGGTTAATGCGTAGTCATAATTTTGGTATCGAGCCAATTCATCTGCTCGTATATCATCCACTTCTTCATAAACTTCATCAACCGCGTTGCTGGTATCTAGGCTCTCTGCGCCCGCTTCTTCCATTGGACTGCCATCTTCCGCCATAGGTTCTTCAGCAGGAGGTAGCAATGAATCATCAAACGCAGGAGCAAGTGCGCACACGCAATTAGGATGAGCAGGAGGCTCGCTGTCACCGCTAGGGAAAGTGTCACCAATACCAATAGGGCTCGCATCAGCATTTTCTTGGCAGTCCTCGCATCCTTCAGCCACTACCCACTCGACCAATTCGACATTAGCCTTCTCGTATTCTTCGCGATTGGCAATAGATAGGGCGCGGATAGTCTCGGTGCGAGCAATCATCAGCGCGTGTTGCGGGTCGTTAATAACCTCGTTAATCATTTTGGCTGTCTCGCGTGGACCATAACCTTGTTCCAGACCTCTTGCGAGGCTGGTACCAATTCGGTCTAGTTTTGTATGAATAATGTCATCCGCGATGGTAATTTTACGGCTGTCTAGAAGGCGCTTTAACCCTCCCGGCGGGCGAACTAATGCGGCGGCAGGTTCCATGCCCGGAGTCCAGTTTGACCAGTCTACGGAGGTGGCAGTAACGCCCTTGTTGGCAACCATAGCCAAGATTCGACCTTTGCCAGTTGCTTGACCTAACGACCATCCAGTTGCATAAGTGGTAGCCAACGCCAGTTCCAACGGCTTTCTTTTAGCGTGAACATGAGCCAAAGTCCAGTCGCGAGCGCCTTGTGGCGTCATGCTGTCTTTGTCAGGATGCGAATCGAACCAAGCGGTAACAATCGCATCTGTGTCAAACGCCTCGTTAAATCCTTTGCGGATACTTGTGGCGTTCCGAGTGGTTTGTTGCACCACTCGCGCTTGCTGAGGCCATTCCACTAGATGCCTAGATAATGCTCTGCATACCAGCGGGCTGAATCAACATCCTTAGTTTCAATAAACTTGTTCAGGATTTCCGCATAAGTAGGGTCTAGTTCCGTGAATTCAAATGCGCGTGTAGGTGTGCCTTTGCGAATCCAGCGGATGAATTTTTTAACTTCTTCCTCCGCCTTTGCTGGCTTTTCCTCAGGCTTGGCTTCCTCGGCAGGATTTTCTGCATCAGGAGTCTCGCCGTCAATAGGTGCGCCCATCATTGGCTGTGGTTCAACCGCTGGATGGATGCCATCTTCACCAAAGAAATAAACTGAATTGCCAGCAACCAACATTGGCATATCGGCTTCAGGAGTTTCGATAAGCGGTAGACCAAGTTCTGAGCGGTGCTCGTTAAGGGTCATTGCTCCGTTACGGCGGCGAGTATCTTCGCGCTGTGCCATTTCCTGAGTATTGGTGCGCTCGCTAGGTGCCAACTTAAATGTTAGTTCGCGTGGCATTCCAAGGAAGCGATGTGACAAAGCGGAAATCATCTCGCTAATCCAGTTAGCAGTAGGGATAATTCCAATTGCTTCGCCTGAATCTGACTCACCTTGCTGTAGTCCTGATGCTCCAAGACTGCCTGAACCGCTAAATCCAATTTCAGATGGCAATACGCCAAAATGTCCGCAGATGGAAGTCACAAGATAGTTGTCCATAGCATCAGAGAATTTGTCTGAATAGCCTTCTTCAAACATTAACTTACCGCCGGGAACAAGGATGCGCATACGGTTACGCTGTGCAGTCTGTCCTGACAAATCGTCATTGTAGATATCTTCGTATGCACGAATCTGGTCTGGTGTGAGCGTTGATGTCTCTGGTAGTTCTAGGTAAGACTTTGGCATTGTGCCGTCTGTAAACTCGCCGCGAATCCATTGCTGACGGAGCAAGTAAATGCTTGCTACTGGTAGGCAACGCTCGACTGGTGACATTCCGTAAACAGAATTGGCTCGGCGGTTGCGCACAAAGTATGCCAAGTCATCAGAGGTAAATTCGCCATCCGCTTCTTCATCATCAATGCCTGCGTTAAATTCTGAACGAGGGAATCCAAATAGGATTTGCTGGAACGCTGGACCAACCTGAGGTTCTGGTCGCATACCGCGGTCATCTAGTAGTGGCTTGATGGTAGAGCCATCTAGAATCTGGAAACCTCTGATGTCTCCGCCAACAGTTACTTGTGGCCATATTGCCCAAGCATCCAGCACATCAATTTCTTCAAGCGCCATGCTGAGCCAGTCAACAAATGA